GGAAAGAAAGATAGACGGCGCACATTTATGCGGTCTAGAGCAGATGGACGCTCTTGAAGGGTCTTCTGTCCAAATACCACGATGCCAGAACTTGGGAAACTAGCGATTGGGTTAATACGAGCTTCGTATAGGATATCACGTTCCTTGGAGGTAAGTCTGCGAGAGACGCTAGTGACAGGAATGCCTGCTGCGCCATCGGACAGCCCACCACGGTTGAAGCCAGCAGGGGCAAACCATATTTGTGATGATCTTTCGGAGCTTGCAAGAACGCCCATCATGGCCACAGTGGGGGGAACCCAGAGTGCTTGACCAGTTGGCTCATCTACAGTCTGAACCCAGGGGTAGAATGTTGCGCCATACGATGAATCAATCTGTCGATCGCGCAGGTCATTTGCCGCATCTGTTGGGCTCTTGGGCTGACGTGCAGAAAGTGAGGCATAATAGGCTTCGTGTGGGGGCAAGTAGACACTTGGAAGGTCAATTAGTGCCAAAGCATCAGCGCGAGACTCACAGACATCAATCATGTGGGTTGTTAGTCCTTCATTAGTTAGACCGGGGGTTGTCATAAGGTTCATATCTACAAATTCTGGATCCGCAACAGTATCAATTGCACGCTTGTAGGTGTTGTAGACATAGTTTGTTGTATCTAGATCTCCACTGCTTATAGCTCCGTTGTAGACTGGATCGGGCTTGGTAATGTCAAATCCATCAAACCCACCCCAGAATGGCATTGTAAAGCGATCGTAGCCAAGATCAATCAATTTCTTGTAATCATTTATGGCTGTTCTGCTGGTTTCAGCAGCGCGCGAACCTGAATCATAATAAGCACCAACTGTTGTAGTAATAATATCATCCATGGTAAAGATGTAAGAATAGCTTTCAAGTCCAGAGCTATCAGAGCTTTGACTATCGCTCCAGCTACTTAGCCAACGACGGTGGTAGTCCTTCATTGACATGTCACCACGATTGCTTGTGATAGTTCTGGTAGTCTGCATACCGAAGTAAGCGTCAGTCTGATTAGAAAGTCCGCCGTCTGAAGCAGAGTGGCGTAGTCTTACGGCTGGCCACTGTAGTGATGCTATAAGTTGTTCTGCTGATGCGGATAGGAAACCGCCATCTGAGCCAGTTCCGAAAGTATTGCCGACTGAGATGTATGAAGTTGTAATTCCATCTTGATTACCCTGATTATCAGTAGTATGAGTATCAGCGGCAGATCCACTCCAGTTGTTGATGGCAGAGAAGTTTGGTGGGCCAAAGTAACCAAATGGAACCAAGTAGTTGCGTTCTTGGACTGTCCCTTCATTTATATCAGAAACATAAATGAACTTAGATTGATTAGGGTATTCACCATATTCGCGCAATCTTCTCTCAGACTCGTTCCACTGGTAGTAGCGGTCACCAATCTTTCTAGAGATATAGTTTGGTGATCTTGGATCAAGATTGAGATTGTCAAATCTTTCCAAAACTACGGGGCTTGAATCAGTGTCAGTTAAGGAGCGAAGAACAATTGAGAAAGTACCAAAGTCGCTAGTCTGAGTGTTTGAGTAACGAATCTTTTCAATAGAAACCTTGACATTCTTGTGTAGCCACTCTCCGTGACCACGACCCTTCAACTTGAATAGCTTCTGTGCCTGTGATGGATCCCAGGAACCGGCAGCGCCGGGATCCTGACCAATAACCCAGCCAGTCTGTGCCTCTTCTGTTCCCAATCTCATCTTGCCAGGACCTTCGCCTGCCTTTTCGATTGGTAGAATAACACCATACATCTTGCTGCCCAAGATAGCTGTGGCAGAACTACCAGTAATAGATGCAACATTACCTTCTCTTAGTTCTTGTTCAAAAGTTTCACCAAGCCAGTAGTTGCGCTCCAGTGAAGGCTCGTAAAAGCTACCTCCCTCAACAAGCTGGGGATTGGTGTTGAAAACCTTGCGAATGAATCTTTGATCTGAATCATTAAAGTTGAATACAATCTTTTCGTTTGTTCCTGATTGTGACTTAGAGCCAGACACAAGCGCAGTAAAGTGCCCACTTGTATCGCTTTCGATAACCATACCGACACCTTGGTCACGGCAAAGGTCACCAAGGCTGGCGTCACCACCGGCAAGAGTTCCTGATAGCTGAATTGATGAAGACTGGTCGATATACCATACTGCCGCAAGTGTTCCCTTGCCAATGTTGCGTGTACCACCAGTGAAATCAGCTTTAGCAACGTCACCACCAAGCGATGCTATCGTAATTGACTTGTTACCTGCCGCACCGCCAATAGCCTGAGTAAGAGTGAGAACACCAGCACCATTATCAGAAACAGTAATTTTACCATTATGTCCAGCAGCAGCTTCTATGCAAGCTTTTAGGGATGTGGCAGCGACCAGATTGGTGTCATCTGCTTTGAAATGTCTTTGGGATAGGTCTTCAGTAGCCTTTGCTGTATAAATAAGAGTTGTGCCATCAGCAGATGTAATCTCAACTGTGCCATTTGTATTCGCCGCAGGAGTGCCTGAAGCGCTAAATGTAACAGAGCCGGCTGCTTGTCCAACTGTATCTCCGGGGAATACCCAAAGACCATACGCGCCGCCGTTATTTGCTAAGCCATCTGTAGCCACATCACCGGGAGGGGTTGCATCATTGGTGGTCTGCCAGCCAGCAAGACCTGCCGCAGTTGCCTCTCCGTGCTGTGAGCCAAGAAGACGAAGGAACGTTACGGGAGCGACTGAGGCGTTAAGGAATGCCTTAGCTGCGTAGGTAGCGTACATTGGTGACTGGTAGTTACCATCGCGGTAAACGTCACCGCCAGCATTACCGGGTACTGTATCTCCATACATGGTCAGGAAGTCAGAATATGATTGCAACTTTACTGGCTGCATCGCAAGACCTCTAACAGAGCGTCCGATGACTACAGGACCAATTGCTTCTGGCCTTCTGGGGCGGAATGAGTTATCAATTTCGTTGATAAATACTCCGGGTGATACAAATTTGAAACTTTTTACGGGCATTAGTTAATCCTCACTTTATAAGATAATGCTATATAGCATGTTCAATCACAATGTAAATAGTAGCACTTAAACCAAAGAGACTTCAGGAAGTCTTCAGTCCATAAAAAACTTATCGTTTCCGGCTGGAACTACGGATTCCCTTGGGTACACTAGCTCTACAATGCTTTCTTCTCTTGTGACGATAGGTCTGTCATCGCTGTTACCTTCGCCTATGAGGTAGCCAAGAACCTTGATACTTATCTCACTAGTGAATTGTCTTTCGTCTTCTCCTAGATTGGCTACATTGTTACTTTGATTAAAGCCCTGATCGATAAATGCTTCATAAAGATGCCCATTTCTGCGCATAACAAAAGAATTAATTTGTCCTGTTCTCGTCATAAAGGGCTGGGTTAAATCGTTCATCTGCTGCTGGTATTCAGTCTTTACAATAATTTTGTAATCGAGATTGACATAGACTGGGATGGGGATTGATAGTGTTTCAATAACTACCTTTTTGTTTACTCTCGGAAAGTGCTTTTGTCTTGTGCCGCCGCTATTAGTACGAGTGTTTCCAACAACTGCAAAGTTTCTGGTTTTGTCTTGCTTGATGCGCTTCGCTATAACTAACCGACCAGCCCTGCCATTTCTTTTATCAGAATATAGGTGCGCCTGAAAAGAGCCCTTCTTTGATGGGTCTTTTGTTATAGCTGTTCTTTCTATTGAGATGACAGGAAGTGTTATGACACCACCACCATCATCTACAGGATGTCGCAGGTCGTGATTGTTTTTGATTTGAAACGCTCGTTCTGGAGTTTGCCAAAGAACAGGGACTCTTTTGTGTCCTTCGTTTGTTATAGTTGATAAATCAAGGTCTTCTTTAAGCCAGGATGTGATCGCATAATCTATATCTTCTATGCGCGAAGCTAAAATACCTATCTCTTCAAGTGAAAAGCCTTCTTTGTCGTCGGGTAGTTGTGCAAAATCAAAGTTATCAGGTAGCATCGAATAGTCCCTTGCGTGCCCTCTTACAAGTAGCAGAGGTTTCAAATGTCTGGTTTACTTGGCCAAACAACTTTCTTGAAGAAGAAAGCTTTATAATCTCATAATATCTCTCACCATAAAGAACAAAGTCGCCCTCGCGAACAAAAAGGTTTTGATCTTCTGTGAGTCTTCGTTTGTGAAAGTGTACAGTAATTTGAGAACTGCCGTCAATACCTACGGAGTCCAGATAAGATGTTCCTTCGTCATCAAACTTTACAAGAGCAAATACTCTAACAGGAGGTAAGAAAGTTTTTTCTATTGCCTCGCCATATAGATCATGAAAGTTTGTTGTTTCCATATCAATGGGGTAGTAAAGAATCTGTTGCCCAATAACCTTTTCTACAAGCTCATCGTTAACCTGCTTAACAAGGTTACGTTCCTTCTCGCCAAGAAAGAGTGGGGGTGGTGGAGATTCAGGTCTGGACCATTCGTTATTTGACATTTACTTATCCTACAAAGATTGGTAGCGGAGAACGACGAAGGGTGTCTTCTGCTGCTGCAACCTTCTCTTGATCTTTTTTGGCGAGTTCTGGATATTCAACCTCTTTCAACATATCTCTCAGACCTTGACGAAGATCATCTTTTTCTTTTTGTGCCTCGGAAAGAAGCGAAGAGTAGTTGAGAGTAACGGACTCGCCGGGAATTGGAACAGACTGGAACTTGCCACGAATTTGTCCAAGCATTTCCTTACAAAGTGCAAGAGCGTAATTACGAATCCATTGCTTGCCCATTGAGTTGATATTCTCGTATGGAATATTATCAAATGGAAGCGTGTTAATGTTATTGACGCCAAGAACTCCGGTATTAGTGCTGTCGTCTTCTCCCCATGAGTTATCGGCTATTCTGAAACGGAACCAGACTCTATCTAAATAACCAGCGAAGTTGTCGTCACCTCGTGGAGTGGGGTACAGTCTTAATCTATTATTTATAATCTCATAAGAATAATGCGAAACTCTCGTGTAAAGATTGTCTTCATAT